CCGAGCCAGAGGACCTGTGCAAAAAATCAGCGTCCACGGTGGGGACTGCGTTCTGCGCGTACTGGCGGGCGTTGAGGATCTCAGTCATCTGGGCCGGGCCGATGGCCTTCTCCAGCCGCTTTACAGCGTGGACGTCCCAGCGGACATCGTAGCGTTCCTCGCCGGCAGGCTGTACCGAGATGATCGCGGCGGCCAGCAGGTCGAACCCGAACTCCGTGTTCGCCCGCTTCGGCTCCATGCCTTTTGTCCGCTCATCGTGGGCGGCCCGGATGTCTGCCAGTTCCTCTGAGGTCAAGGCTCGAACGAACACGGTCATCTTGCTGCCGGTGAACGTTTTCACCAGTTCCGTGTATCGCCGCTCAAGGGCGGTGAGTTCCTTGTCTCCGTTCGCTGTCTTCTCGCCTTTGGCGGCGTCGGGGCGGATGGCGATTTTGCGCTGCAGGGCGCTGAGTTCTCCGATGACGTCGGCGCGCTTGTACACGTCGGTGCTCTCTTCGGGGAGGCTTGCATCGGTGGCCCATGCGTCGAGGTCAAAGGTGGCGGGGCTCAGTTCAGTCATAGGGGTTCAGGCTCCTAAGTTGTGGGTACCAGGCTCTGTCTTGGGGGATGGGTGGCTGGGCGGAGCCTGAAGTACGCCCAGCCACCCGGCTTTGTTAGGCCCCGGCGCCGACCGGCTCTTCCACGATCATGTTCTGCGGCAGGAACTCGATGCGGCGCTTGATGTTGCCGTCGTTGTTCACGCGCATGGGGGCATCGGAGACGACTTCGCCACCGAGGTCGATGATGTCCCCGGAAGCCCACGGTTCGGTGGAGTCCTTGTCGGACTCGCGCAGGTAGATCCAGGACGTGGTGCCCTTGACCCGCACAGCGGCGTATCCCTCGTCTTCACCGGCCGTGTCAGGGCCGCCAGCTTCGAGGTACTCGCGCAGGAACGTCAGGGCGGTGTCGTAGTTCGACGCGCCCAGCGCCTGGGAGTTGCCCTTCTGGCAGGCGGCCTTCTCGTTGAACCGGTCCGATGCGGTGTTGGACCAGTTCGCGTCCGAGTCCAGCACAGCGCAGGAGATATCGATCCCTGCGTTGAGTTCGGTCACGGTCGGGATCCGGGTCACGGCCGCGGGTGCGGCGGTGAGTAGGGTGAATTTCTTCTTGCCGTCAGCTGCGACTTTCATGCGCTGGCCTCCTCTTCGTTCTCCGGCTTGGCCGGTTCAGTTACACGTGCTGTGGCCGGAGTGGCCGGTTCCCGAACCTTCTTGGTGGAGGCCGGGAGTCTGAAGTTGAACGGCGCGTCGAGGTAGTGCCGGGGCACGCGCCGCTTCTTGCCGCCGTTCGGGGGTACTGCTGTGACGAAGCCGTAATCTGCCATGAGTTGCCTCCTAGTTGGTGATGAGCCGCCACTGCCGGGGGAGCATGAAGCGGGCCGGGCTGGTTTGGGTGTCGAGGATGGGTGTTTGCTGGTTGAACCCGTCGGGGTTGCGGCGGACGCGACCGGTGCGGATCCGGAGGTTCAGCAGCTTCCCGGTGATGGCGTGGTCCACTGCCCGGCAGATTTCCGGGGTGGCGCCCACAGCGGTGGTCTGGAAATCCCAGACGATACTGTCGCCGTCATGCACGCCGTCAGCGGGCAGCTCGTTGGGCTCGTCTCCGGTGCCCGCCCAGAGGACGACGTAGGGGTCGATGTATCCACCGGTTTCGGGGACCTCGGCCGGGACGAACCCGTCGTACTCCGTAATGCCGGGAACGGCTGCCAGGGCCTCCCTCACCGGGCCGGTAAGGGTGTTGGGGTCAACCACCAAGTGCCTCCTCCCCGAGTTGCGCCATGGCCTGCTCAAAGCTGGGCGTGATGTATTCGGCGGCAGGGCCCATGTAGGGTTGCGGCGCCATCCGGGAGGTGCCAAGTTCGACGTACGGTCCGTACTCAGCGGTGGGCCCGAACTCGCCGCCGATGGTGCCGGTGCTACCAACGGTGCGGAGGTCGCTATGGGAGATGGAGCCCTTGAGGTTTCCGGTGTCCACCGGTACGTGGTTCTTGGCTGACGCGACGCCGTCCACGAGGGACTTGCGGACCACGACCTGGGCGCCGTTGCCGACCCTGCCCCTCGCCTTCGAAAGGTCGGCGGTGAGCTTCCGGAAGTCTGAGGCGTCAACGCCCACGGCGGACCTCCTACGCTGGGTTTTGCTGGGTGAGGTTGTCGATGCAGACCAGGTCGCGTTCAAACTCGTGTGAGCCGTACATGATCGAGGCGATGCGGAAGCGGCGGCCCATGACGAGGACGATGTCGCCACGTTCCCCGGCCCGGAGCTCCGGAAGGGGAAGCCCGGACGGGCTCACGTGCGGGACAGGGACGAGGTACTGGCGTTCCGTGGTGGGTTGCTCTGCGGGGGTGGACCCGCCTTCGCGTTTTAGCTCCTGCAGCCGGCAGACGGTGTCGTGGATGACACGTTCAGCGGTCCAGCCTGGCGGCTTCGGGTAAGGCGCTGGGCCGTCGCTGATGCGCACGATCTGGCACGGGACGTTCATCGTCCCCGTGGCCGCCGGCCGGTGGCGTTCCGCCCAGTTCGGGGGGATGACTCTAGTGTTGGGGAGCGGGCTCATAGCCGGTACTCCACGCCTTCAGGCTTGGCCGGGTAGCCGAAGGGGACGAACTCAAAGTGCGTCCCGGCCGCTGCGTCTTCGGCGTCGGCCTTGTCGGCGAGGCGCTGGGCGAGTGCCCGCAGCTCGGCGGACACGGCTGGCCCGTCCGTGCTGAGGTCCTGTGTGCGGATCTTCTTGGACAGGAGCGCCTCGTTGGCGGCCAAGACGAGGAGTGCCTCCGCAGCGGTGCGGTAGACGTTGCCGCCGGACATCTCAAGGAACGCGTCGAGCTGGTCGTCGGTGAAGATTTGGTCAGCGGGTACCGAGGAGGTGTCGGTGATGAGGAGGCGGACCCTCCCGAGGGGGAGCCGGTAGTCGATGGCCCCGTCGGTGGTGCTGAAGTCCGAGGTCGGTGTTCCGCCGTCGTAGTCCGTCACGGTGCCTCCTGTGCAGTTGTGGGGGTGGTGCCGGGGTGGGGTTGATTTGCCCTATTTGTCACCCCGGCACCTTGGTGGTGCTAGGCGCCGCCGTTGGACGCGTACACGCCCGTGGTGAAGCCCTTGTCGATGCCGAAGAACGTCCGGCCGCGGTACCAGATGGTGTCGTCGTTGAACGAACCTTCCTCGATGGAGATCTGGCCGCCGCCGACGTTCTCGCCCTGGTCGCGCTTGACGCGGATGTCGACGTTCCCGTCGTGGCCTTCGAGGCCGGTGTCGATGATCGAGGGGAGGGTGGAGCCCTTGCCCTGGACCAGCGCCCACGCCTTGCCTTGGTTCGCGCCGAGGGACTTGCCCAGGCGGCGGGAGACCAGCAGCGTCACGACTCCACGGAAGGGGTTGCTGATCTCGGTTTCGGTGACCTTCGAACCAGCAGTGACCTTCATGACGATCTTCTCGGCGTTCAGGATGCGGTTCGCCTCGGACTGCAGGGCGGGTCCGACCATGAGGACGAGGCTGGTGGTGTCCACCAGATCGCCGCGGTGGTCTTCGCGGATGGCGAGGTCCTTGAGCGCGGCGTCGAGGGTCTCCGGTGTGAGGGCCACGTTCGCGACCGTGCCGAAGAACGCGGGGTCCCAGGCGCCGGCCTCGGTCAGCAGCTCGGCGACGGCGGAGTTCTTGGCCTTCACGGCTCCGGAGCCCAGTAGGGTCGGGAAGTTCGCGAGGTCGGTGAACAGGCGGCGGAGGCGAAGCTCGAACGTGAGTCCGTAGGACTTGCCGTACTTGGCCGTCCCGTGGGTCAGGTCGGTCTCGTTGAGCGTGCCGCCCTTGTACTCGTCGCCTTCGCGGACACGCTCGAACTCGTCGCCGGACCACAGATCGATGAGCTTGTGACGCTCGAAGTCCGGGGCCGTGGTGTGCGTGAGTACCGGCTCGAACTCGTCCACGGCCGCCTTCTGCGCGGCGACTGCCTTCTTCGTGAAGGCCGCGCCGAGCAGGACGGGGAAGTCCGAAGTGCTGAAAGCTTCAGCGACCTCAGCCTGTGCCAGGGGACCGCCGGAGCGACCCTGACCGAAGAACTTGGCGGCCTCAAAGACCCGCTCATCGCGGGTCGGGGCTTTCCGCCACCCCTTGTTTTCGAAAATGTCCATGGTCAGTCTCCTTATGCCAGGGCGGCGATGGTTGTGATCTTGCCGAACGGTGCGACCTCGAGGACGGCTGTTCCGGTGCCCTTGGCAGCGTTGGCGACGCCGAACTCGAAGTTGCCGGCACGGGTGGCGGTGAGGGTGTTCGTGCTGGTGATGTAGACGATGCCGCCCTCAGCGACAGTGCCGGTGACTGGCACGTCGTAGGAGCCGTCCAGCCAGACGGTGACCTTCTCGCCGACGGCGGCCTTGGTCTGGGCGACGCCGACGTACTGGCCGATCTTGACGGGGGCGCCGGACTCGACTGCCTTGTCGGCGGTCAGGGAGATGTGGCGGTTGTGGGTGTAACGCTGGTTCTTAGCCATGTTCAGTGACTCCCTTAGAGCGCGTTGACGACGTCGTCGTCAGTGATCGTGATGGACTCTTTGGCGTCGGTGTGGCCCACGCCCCGGACGGTGCCGGCGCCGTTGGCTACCTGCAGCTCGGCGATGGATTCGGCCACGTCGGTGGCCAGCGCCTCGGCGTCGAGGACGCCGTTCTCCTTCACCGGGTAGCCCTTGGACAGCCGTGCGGCCGTCTTGGGGGCGGAGATGCCAGCCGTGGTGAACGCGGCCTCCACGACGGCAGCGGCGGCCGCGTCGTTGGCTTCGGTCAGGCCAGCCTCTGCCACTGTGGCGCGGGTAGTGGCGGCGGATACTTCTGCTTCCAGCGCGGTGGCCCGGCCGGACTGTGCGACGAGGTCAGCGTGGACGCTTTCCTCAATCTGAATGGTGGCCATGGGTGGCTCCTTTTCATTTTCGGTAACCCCAGCCGGGACCGGCGGGGAATTCTGGGACTCCGTTGCGGGAGTGACGGGGACGTAGTTGGTGACGCGGCGGACCTCGACGAGGTCTCCGGTGAGATCTACGGTGACGTCGTTGATGG